TCCCAGATGAGTGTTAGTTCCCATGGCAAAAGTGTGCCCTCGATAGCGGTCGGGATTGGATCTCCATCTCCTGCCCGGGCAAGAATATCTCTGCCGATGCCAGAATTGCCGATTATCCTGATGCCAAAATCGTCACCTACAAATTCCCTGATCTCGGCTTTCGGATCGAATGCTTCCCCCTCCGCGATCCAGCGAAGGGCAGTTGCCTTTCCTACCGCAACCCAATCGCCGGGATGATATTGGCGAAGCTTGCCGTTGCGCTCGATATTCTTTAATGTATTGAGTCGAACCCATCTGTCGCCCATGCAAGTCCTTTCGAGGTTAATTACTTGATTATCTGCTTCCCAACCTATTCATATTGTACTCTATCCATGCTTCTATGTCAAGAAACTCATATGGTCAAATGAAAGATGTGGGTGGCGAGAAGGGACGCCACCCACATTAGAAAGGGGAAAAAGAAGGAAAAGGAAGGAAGGATAACCTGCCTTCCTATTCCTACTTACATATTCGGGTTGTTACTAAGCAGGAGCAACTACTTCTGTCCACTCCGTTACACCAACGGGTGGAAAGCGCGGGACGATACCGTACAACTGGTATGAGACCACGCATGTATCAACTGCCCCAGTTATCCGTATGCTGACGCAATCGAATCCATTAGTTACGTCCAGCTGTGCTGTTCGTAGCTCGATGATGCAGTCAGAATCGACATCGCCACCGGCCTGCGTTAGCTGTGTAAGAGCATGCGTAGTCACGCCAGCCGTATTCGAGATTACTTTTGCGCCAGTACCTGATGTATCTGTTGCCTGGCGGATAGAAAAATCGATTGTTGCGCCTGCGCCCATGTCGATGACATGGAGAATGGCAACTACCCGGTGATAGTTCATCAGGGAAACCCACGGTGTATCAGTGATGCCAAGCTCTAGCGCGGCATCATTTTCACTGATTAGCAACTTGTGGACTTCTGTGAATCTTTCTGTATAGCTCATTTATCTTGCCTCCTCAAGTGGAGAGGGTAGATATCCTACCCTCTCCATCATTATATCAACTATGTGCTCTTGCCGCCCAAGATAACGAACGGGGAAACCTGTGTGGCACCATCTTGCAGGGTCAGCGGGGCCGAAAGCCATGGCTGCCCATCCACGCGGTGAACCATCCGCCAGCTTGTTTCGTCATAGCGCCATCTGTCGAACTGTGTTGATTCGACTGTTACCGCTTGACGATCACCAAGCAAGTAATATCTCCAGTCTGCCAACAGTACATCACCGTCCACACCGATCACGGGTGACTTTTCTGTCCAGATGACAGGAAGACCCAGCAGCGTGCCAGGGATCCCGTCGCGAGCATTGGGTTGCCAGATGTAGCTTGGATTACCCGTTGGCCCGTTCAGCTGGATCAGGTCGGCCATTGCGCTTTGAGTAATAACCCAAATACCCTGAGCGCTAGGCAGGAAGTTCTCCATCATGTTCGCTAGGTCTGTGAACCCAATGGCATTATCTGCCTGTCGAGCAACGGTAATGGTTGCGCCCGCATTAATGACGCCAAGTGGCTGGCCTGCGCCTGTCCCTTGTAGGAATGAGAACTCTTCCATCCAGTTTGCCCCACCGACGAACCCGAGTTCGCCAGTAAGTAGTGCATCCAAGGAAATGGCCGCGTCGTCAACTAGCTCATCTGATGCCCTGGTATAACCGATCAACTTGTGGGCAGTCAGCGTGATCTTGCGGAATGCCGCGTCGGTTGATGTCTTTTCTGTTGCTTCATCTGCCCAGTAGAATTGCATCCCGCCGAACCAGTGAGGAATACCCGCTGTAGTGCCCGTCTGATCGAGCACTGGGATTGAAACGCTTCTGCGCCGCATCGGGATAATGGTTGCACGCTGACGAATAAAGTTCGACTCTGCCATGATTGCGTAGAGTCTCGCAATAAATTCGGTCGGAACCAGGAACCCACCTGATGCACCAACATTTTCGACCAAATCCTTCACCTGTGCAACTTTGCCGTCAGCATCATTGTACCAGTGAAGTCTTTCGTCCTTGTACAAACCTTTCGACCACAATAGGACACTCTTGATCATTTCGCCAAAGTTCTTGAACTCCGGCCCGGTTACTTCTGGAGCGCCTGCAGCCATGTTCTTTACTCTTTCTTGCTCAAGGGCTGTATCTAGATCGAGAGCGCTCATTTCGACTTCTTTCAGCTGCACACCACGGGACTTGATGTCCCTTGCATCCTTGAGAAGCTCTTCGACTTTCTCTCTGTCCTCGGCTGATGCGTCTTCATCAGCGAGAATTTCCTTGACTCGGGCAAAAAGCGCGCTGCTCTCTGCCAATAGTTCTCTCCAAGTCTTTGCCATGTTAGTTCACCTCCAAAATGTTTTCAGTTTCACCTAATTCTATGTCTATAGATTGAAGAAGATCTTTCATTGCAGATTTCCTTGAGGTGGGTGAACTAACGCTCGGCCCGGCCCCTTGTTCTTTCTTTTCTTCCTCTTCTTCATTATTGCCATTGTTGCCATTGTTGCCATTGTTGCCATTTTCTGTGAAGATATTGAATACATTTGTTCCCTTGAGTACAGAAAGCACTTTTTCTTCCCTGCCCGCAGGGATAGAAATCATCATAGAGAAGATAGTATCGTTGTCACTCTTCTCCTCCTCATCTGGAACAAACTTGAATGTGCCCCTGACCCATTCTTCCTTTTCGACAAATTCGACTACCTGATCTTCTTCCTTGCCGGAGATAGTGTATGCAATCTCGTAGAAATATATGTCCTGGGCTGCATCTACCTCTAAGATAATGTAATCTTCGTAAATGTCGTATACCCAGTACCAGATATCCGACATTGGCTCTTTGTACCCAAATTGGTCATGGAACGCATTTCTAATTGATTTGATGAGATCGTACAGCGATTGAGCCTTTGCCTCGTAATATGCCTTTGGGTCTCTGGCCCGTGCCTCTATTTCCTTTTCCTCATCGCTCTTTTCCTCATCGCTCTCTTTCTCTTCCTCGCTTTCTTTCTCCTCATCCCCCTCCACTTCCGCTTTCTGTTCGCTTTCAGATTCTCCTTCTCGATCTTCCTTCTCTTCGAGATCCTCTTCTTTCTCTGTCCCTTCTTCAGAATCCGTAGTTTCTTCTCCTGTTTCTCCTGCTTCTCCTGCCTCTCCCGCTTTGTCTTCCTCGTCTTCATTTCCCTTCTCTTTCTCATCTTCACTTATGTTAATGGCGGTAATTTGATCTTCTGCCTCGCCTATAGTAGGATGACATCCTAGTTCATCACCTACTTTCTTGCCATCCTCATCGACTTTATACACACAGTATTCTCCATCTTCTTCGAAGACGTCATACGGCTTTATTTCCATGCCCAACTCCTTAGCGCTGATAACTCCAGTCGCTGGATTCATTCCCCACAAGACCGGAGAATACTCGTAGAGCTTGATTGTGCGAAGATTGCGAACACGAACCTCCTCATCTCCCTGCTTCTCGCGAGAGAAATCAACATCCAGCGAGTCATATCCATAGCTCCATTCCCGGACTGCATCCTCTTTAATTCTGATAAATGCGCCAAAGCCTTCCGGTGTATTGATAAGGAACTTTGTTACTGCGATAACTCCACCCGTAGCTTCTGGATACTCGTCTAGAATTTCTTGTGGTAGCTCTTTTCGAGAAACCTCGCGAATCTCCAGCGGCTTAGCCAGAACTGCATTTACCGAGTCAGTACGATGCTGATCGAGCACGAGTACCTTTGTGCCACGCTCTGCAAGAGTTTTCTTGAATGATCCAGGGTGAGAGATGTCCTTACCGTAATCGATGATGCCAAAAACGGTGATAACGTGCTCGACAATACCCTGAGCCTCATCAATCACCTTTAATCCCAATGATGGGAATGATTTATGCTCCATACTCTCTCTCCTCGCCTGAATACAATCGCGGCGATAGGGAAGGCAAGAAAGATTCCTCTCTCTTACTCTCTATCGCCGCGATCTGCCTTTCGGCACTTCCAGGCCGCAATTATTATATCATACTACCAAACAATGCGCAAGTCCGATATTTATACAATATCTACGATAGTCTCTCCATTTTTATGCCCTTCCCTGTTATACAGAACAGAAACCACTGATTTGCAATCTTGAGTAGGGCAAAGATATGAAGACAATTAGCCGCGAGAGCTTGAAGGCGTCGAATGGCCTTGATCCCAGACTTTGAGATATCAACTGGATATTCAGTAGGATATTCAGTAGGATATTCAGTAGGATTCCCGGCAGGATTTTCAGCATAATCCTCACTCATTATTCTCTTCCTCCCATTGCCTCCGCTGCATCTATCTCAATTGTAGTCCCTTTGGTCCGCCGCCTTTTTTTCTTTATCTCTCGGTGTTCTAGCGTGTCGATATATTCCCACAGGCCGAGAACAAGATCTGCTCCCTCTTGATTGTTGAGATTGATCAACTTGCCATCTGGGGCACGAACGTGCCAGTTTCCACCAACACAAATTGCTTTTAATCTACTCCGTTCATTTCTTACTAACATTACATAACCTCTCTAATTAAAGAATCCATTCGAACTGATAGTCTTCCCATGTATGACATACGCTACATAGAGTTTTTAGATTACTTGATGAATTATCTCTGCTTAATCGATATGGAATAATATGATGAACACTAAGCGGCATTCCACAGGCGCTCATGTTTTCTTCCTGTGTTGTGCCACATCTGGTACAGACATAATTATCCCTTTCAAGAATTTCTTTTCTTCTATCTTCCCAATCTTTACCGCGCCACCATTTTTTCCCGCCGCGCCAATTAGGGTTTTTCGATCCCGTTTTTCCTCTCATCCAGTTCTTTTTCTTTTTGGCACGAGAAATCTTTTCCCCAACGCCAGGAAGTTGAGATGTGGGAATACCACCATTGTCATAATATTCGCGTATTGTAATTGCCATCCGCTCAGCCTGCTTTTTTCTTCGTTCTGGATTATTTTCCCATTGCATTGCAACAGATTCGCTACGCCCTCGCGGCTTGACGCCAATATCAAGAAGAACTCTCTTAATTACTCTATTAGTTATTCTAATGTCCTTTTTAATATAGCGATAACTTCTTCTTTCAATCACATATAACCTATAAACAGCATCATCAACTGACTCTCCTATTCTATCGGAGATCTTCTGCTTACAGGATAACCACATTTGTTTGGCGCGACACTCTTTATTTCCACAAGTTTTAATCTTGTTTACCTGAGAAGGCTTTATCATTCTCAGCTTTCCACATATAGGACATACTAACTCATACATTTTCTATCCAAAGTAAGGCGCTATGAAGCAACGACACCGCGCATGGGCGGGAGGGGTTAAAACTGTACGACTGAATACCAGCATAGCACCACCAACATCCATAACATCACCTGCTTCAAACCAGGGTTCGCCCGTGTCGATAACAGCACCATGCAATTCCCCGCACCAGGGACAAACTCTTTCATCGAGCATGCTCCACCACTGAGTAAGTTCTATACCGAGCGCAAGATACAAAGCCAATGCAGCCATACCGACAGTGAGAATAGA